TGAGGCGATCGCCGCCGGCAAGGGCGCGCTGTCCACGACGGGCGGCGCGTCCGGTGGGCCTGCCGGCGGCGATACGCTCCCCGATGGCGTCGGCCAGAACGAGGTTGTCCTCGTCGCCCCGGAACGCGTCTTCACGCGGGAAAGGCTCGGCAGGATATGAGCATCTCCATCGTCGTCGATGCCTCGGATTTCGGGGACGTCTTCCGCAAGCTGCGCCCGCTCACCGAATTCGACGAGGTCGAGCTGATGAGCACGCTCGGCGCGCTCGGTGAAAGCCAGACGCGAGAGCGGATATCGGTAGAGAAGACCAGCCCTGATGGTGCCGCGTGGAAGCCGAACCTCGAAGGCGGTTCGATCTTGGTCGAAACCGGATTGCACCTGCTTTCCTCGATCGCGTGGCGGGCGTCGGCATCGGAGGCAGAGTGGGGCTCGAATTGGCCGCTCGCTCACGTCCACCAGAATGGCATGACCATTACGCCGAAGGACAAGAGGGCGTTGCAGTTCAAGATCGGCAATCAGTTCGTCACGACCAAGTCCGTGACGATACCGTCCCGCCCCTTCGTCGGTCTCAGCGCCGACAACCGGCAGGAGATCATCGACGTCGTCACCGACATGTTCGGGGTGATGCAATGATCCAGCCCGCCACTCTCGCCCAGCTTATCGCCGCCGACCCGATCGCGCCGGCACAGCGCGCCATCGTCGCGACGGTGAAGACGAACCTGCCGGGCGTCTCCGTCATGCTGCATCCCGGCAAGGTGGATATTTCCGAGCTGGTATCGAAGGCGCTGGTCGCGGCGCCCGGCGTCGGCATCGGCTGGAGCCGGGTGCGCACACTGCGCGCCGTCGATGGGCACTTCAGCGTGGTTGTCGACTGGGTCGCCTATATCGTCGCCGAGGCGCGCGCCGTCGAAAGCCGGCGTGTCGAAAAGGAGGCCGTGGCGCTGGCGATCGGCAACCGGTTGATGCTGATGCTCGCCGATGGCGATACCTGTTTCTGGGGCCTGTCCGGCATCTTGCCGCCCGAGCCGGTTCCCGGCCCGGAGTTCAAGCCGCTCTTCACCGTCGCCGACGCCTCCCAGGGCACGGTCTATTACACTGTCACCTGGTCGCAGACCCTGACCGGTCTCGGCGCGACCTATCTTCCGACCGCGACGGGCGCCGCCGATCCCGATGCCGCGATCATCCACTATCCGTCCGCCGAGGAACTGGCGGAGATGGACGGCTGGCTCGCCGGCGGGCCGGAGGTGGACGATGCGTGATCACGCCGCCCTGGAAATCCGTCGCGTACGCGAGCAGATGGAGCAACTCAACCGCCGCGTTGCCATGATGAACCTGCCCGGCAAGGTCGGCCCGGTCGACGCCGAAAAGCGTCTCCTGCGCCTGAAGCTCGGCAAGACCAGTGATGGCCGGGACATTCTCGGCCCGTGGGCACGCTGGCAGGAGGCCGGCGCCGGTGGGCTCAAGATCCATAGCCAGCCGGCGGAGAACGAGCAGATGGTGCTCTCGTCCGTCTCCGGCACGGTCGGCGCCGCATCCGTCGCTATGCCGGCGACCTATGACCAGGACCATGCCTCCCCCTCGAAGTCCGAAGACACTTCTGTCTTCGAGCGCGGGGGCGGGCGCATCGAGCTGGGGCCGAACGGCATCGTCCTGATCGGCGATGTCCGCGCTCGCGACGGCGTCTTCACCCACAACGACAAGAACGTTGGCTTCGATCACGGCCACGTTTCCGCACCGCCGGGCGCACCCGGCCCGCCCGTCTGAAAGGAACCGTCATGGCTAAAGCACCGAAGTCCGAAGCTCCGGAGAATATCGAGACCACCGCCACAGAGCCGGTCGCGCCGATCGACGACGGCAAGATCGCCTACGAGATCGTCCGCCCCGCCCCGCCGCGCATCGCGCTCCAGTTCGTCTCCGCCGACCAGACGGAAATCCGCCTGACCGAAGTCCAGGCGCGCGCCGAGGTGCTCGCCGGCCACATCCGCCCGAAGAAGCCGGTCACGGCGCCTTCGAACAACGATTGAACCCGCTTCAAAGGATCTTAAAACCACATGGCCGGCATCATCCGCTATCGCCAGGGCACGCATGAGGAGACCGGAGCACCGCTCACCGGCTCGGCTCATCTTGCGCAGTCGCTCGGCGAGATCTGGATGACGAGCGTCAACATGATGCCGATGCTGCTCGACTTCGGCGCGAACCTGCGCGGCTTCCTCTCCGAGGACGTCACGCCCGCCCTGGCGCTCGCTATATATAATGAGTTGGCCGTGTCGGCCGCGCGCTGGGAGCCGGAATACGCCATCGCGCAGATGCAGCTCGTCCGGCTCACCCAGGACGGCGCGCTCGGCCTGCGCCATGCCGGTCTTTATTATCCCGAAGGGCGCTACGGCAATTTCGACATCATCGAGCCGTTCTCCGATCTTCGCCGCAGCTTCGGGATGCCCGCGCGATGAGCCGCTTTGCCGCCATCACGCTCGACCTGTCGCGCTTTCCACCGCCGCTTGCCGTGCGCGGCATGGACTTCGAGCGGATCTTTGCCGACCGCCTGGCACGCCTGCAGGCCCTGTTCGACGAGGCCGGCATTCCGTTTTCCGTCGCTATGCTCCAGACCGATCCGGCCGTGGTGCAGCAGCGCGTCGATGCCTTCCGCGAGACCGCCGTCTTCGGCTGGATGAACGATGCCATCCAGTCGGTCATGATCGCCTTCGCCGCAAAGACCGACCTCGACAACCTCGCGCTCACGGCATCGACCCTTCTGCCCGCTGCCTGGCGGGAGAGCATGCTGCGCCGGATCATCCAGCCGGCAACCGAGACGACGCCGGCCGTGATGGAGAACGACGACGAATTCCGCCGGCGCATCCTGCTCGCACCCGAGGCTTACTCCACCGCCGGCACCACGGGCAGCTACATCTTTCACGCACTGTGGGCGGACCCACGCGTTCTCAACGTGGATGTCTGGACGCCGGCGCCGGGCGAAGTCATCGTCGCGGTTCAGTCCCGCGAGGGTGACGGGACCGCGCCGGACGGTCTGGTCGAGGCCGTGCGCGCGCATCTCGCACGCTTCGACATCAAGCCGCTAACCGACGTCGTTTCCGTCCGTTCGATCGTCAATATCGGCTATTCGATCTCGCTCGACGCCTACATCCTTCCCGGCCCCGACCATGCAACCGTCGAAGAGGCGATCGAGGCATCTGTCCTGAAAGTCGCCGCCGCCCGTCATACACCGGCCCGCGACATGCCCCGCTCGGCGATCATCGGCGCGGCGCAGCTCGATGTGGTGGACAAGATCATCCTGCCGTCGCCGGCGGCGGATATCGCGCGAGGCTATGGCGAAGTGGCTCACCTGACCGATCTCGCCGTGAGGGTGCATGTCTATGGCGGATAGTTTCAAGCCCCTCACACCTCGCATCACTTCGCGCCGCCGCATCGTCGAGCAGGTTTCGGCCGAGCGCTGGCCGAACATCGGCGCCGACATCATCGCCAGGTTCAAGAAACCGTGGGAGTGCGAGGCTCACCTTCTGCCGTTCCTCGCCTTCGAAGAGAGCGTCGATATCTGGAACGAGCTTTGGCCGGAATGGAAGAAGCGCTCGGTCATCGCCAGCGCGAAAGCCGACCATGCCATCAAGACCACCGAGGCCGGCATCCGTCGCTATGTCGAGATCGCCGATGCCGAGGTTCTCCAGGTGGTCGCTCCGCCGGAAGGCTTCTTCGCCGCGCCGGATCTCAGCAAGGCGGAGAAAGACGCCTACATCCGCAAACATCCCAAGGTGCGTATCACCCTGGCGCGCGGCACGGGCGTTTCGCTGAACGGCGACGGCTTCTTCTCGGACATCTCCTTTGTGGAAGCCGCCTTCACCGGCATCGATGACGCCCCGGCGCTTTACGGTCGCCGCGCCTATCTCGTCCAGAACGGCGTGTCGACGCCCCTTCAGCTTGCGCGCCTCGTGTCGGAAACCGAAACGCGCCAGGCCGTCGAGATCGAGCGCCTGGTGGTTCCGGGCAAGAGCACCGGCATGAGCTTCGTCGGTGAGATCGGCGCGGATGTCGGCTTCGCGGACGCCTGGGATGATCCGCCGCGATCCTTCACCTTCACGCTCGACCGCACCTATCAGCACACGGAAAGCCACCTGGAGCTGTCCATGCTGGAAGTCGGCTACCTGCCGCGTGACGTGCGATATGAGCGGGAGAGCGAGACGGGCGAAGCCGGCGACGATATCTTCGCGGACGCTTCCTTCAGCGACGTGCATTTCGTCGGGGCGGATGATGCCAGGGACCTGCTTGCCGACGTGCTCTATCTCTACGATCCGTCGATCCCGTCGCCCATGGTCGCAGGCGGCGGCTTCGCCGACATCAACCGTGTCGATATGGGTCATCACCGGGCCGAACTCCTCATCGACTGGAAGATGACGGAGAACACGCGGGACGCTTTCTTCTGCGACCTTTCCTTTGTCGAGGATGCCTACGCCTATCCGATCGACACGGCACGGCGCGATTTTCTGCTCGCAGCCGTCGCAGCCTCGCAGCGCCTCAGCGATCACCTGGGCGTCACCTTCCAAACCCACCGCGCCCGCACCTGGGCGGACGGCATCCCGCTGGACGGCTCCGCCCGTCTCGGCGAGCCGGTCTTGAACGTACTTTGAACCGAGAGGATTGCCATGTTCAGAAAGGTCAACATCACCCAGTTCCAGAAGGTGACGACGCAGGACTTCAACGATTTCGGGAATCATCCTCGTGAAGCCCTCGACTACTTCATGCGGGACCTCGGCGGATATCCCGCCGGGCGCTATGTCGGTTTCCCTGTTGAGCAGACCGGCATATCCACCGTTCGCGTCGGCGCGGGCCGCTACTACAAGGGCGACGGAACGGGCTACCTGTTCGACGCGGTGGGCGGGCAGACCATCGACCTGCTCGACTTCCTTCCGGCCGTCGCCAAGAAGATCGCAACCGTCGTCGTCTACGGCAACACGATCGATACGGACCTCGACCCGCGCACCTACCAGACCAACCCGGCGACGGGATCGACGGAAGCGCGGGACACGCCGACGGAAAGCCGCCGGCAGGCTTATGTCAGTCACCTCGTCGGCACGGAAAATGCCACCCCCTCTCCGCCGGCCGTGCCGGCAGACTATGTCGCCGTGGCGCATGTCATCCTGACGCCCGCCGGCGTGGAGAGCATCACGCAACTGACCGCGAACCGCGTTGTTTCCACCTATCGCAACACGGAAGACATCACCCTGATCAACGGTCGGCTCAATGCGGTCGGCCCTCAGATCGACACGCTGCGCACCGACATCTCGGGCCTTGCCTCGGCCGTGCGCACCAAGGCGGAGGCGAAGTTCGTACACGCGATCGCCCTCGACATGGCGCGGGTGAAGGAGCGTGTCGATCTGCCCGACGACTACTCGACCTATGGTGCGGATCATTTTCTTGATGAGCTGGAAAGCGATCCGGACGCACCCGGCTATGACTGCCTGGTCCGCGAGGGCGCGCGCTTTGCGCTCGCGGCCAGCGCGACGGCGCGTGTGGCCCTTGAAAACGCCATCGACCCGCGCGTCACCGTCAACGACAACATGGTGCTCCCGAAATACGTCGCCGTGCCGCGCCTGTCGATCATCGGCAACGATGCCGAGTATCCGCTGACCAACACGACGCAGGAGAACGTCGAAACCCGCCTATTGCAGGAAACGCGCATCGTGCGCGAGTTCCTCGGCTCGACCTATTGGTGCTCGAACACGAGCTGGTGGAATTCCGGCCAGTACGATCCGATCACCGGCATCTTCCGTCGTGGCGGCGAGACCTTCATCATCACCAGCAATCCGCTGCCGCCGACCTCCGTGACGGATGCCGCCGGCAACCTTGCCGGCCGAGCGGTCTATGCGCATCGTTATACCGAGCGATCGGTCATCGACGAGCGCTGGGAGCATGTCTCGACCACCGAGAACGTCATCGGCTCGATCTCGGCGCAGACGGTCCTGCACAGCCAGGACGGCTATCTTGCCGAGCACCATTTCTTTGTGACGAAGAAGGCGTCCTCGGGCGACATCCGCGTGCTGATCTGCGAGGTCAACGAGGCCGACCAGCCCATGCTGCATCGTGTCCTCGCCCAGACCGTCATTCCGAATGCCCAGATCAATGTCTGGCCGCAGCCGACCGTGGCCGCCGTCAAGCCGGTCTTCATCGCCCGAGGCAAACGCACCGCGCGCGTCTACATCTCATCGGCGGCGCATTTCATCGCCATGGTGCTCGGCAACAAGCTGGCCCAGGGCGCGCGTCACTACAAGCAGGACGGTGTCTGGGTCCAGAGCCTCACCGGCGAGGATGTCGCCTTCGAGGATCGCTACTGCCGCTTCGAAAACCCTGTCGTCACCGTCCAGCTCCAGCCCCTGGAACTTGCCGGCGGCATCAACAACATCCGCATCAACAACGATGCAACCGTGCCGGAAGGGACGGACATCGACTATCGCATCCGTGTCGCCGGCGAGTGGCGGAGCCTTCGCGAGGGCTCCCGCAATGTGAACATCCTCGCCAGCCTGCCGGCTCTCGTCCAGTTCCAGGCCGTCCTGGTCGGTACGACCGATGTCATGCCGTCCTTCGGCGTCGGAGAGAACCGGTCGGAAGTCCTGCTCGAACGCCCGAAAACCACCATGACCCATGTCTCGGCCCCGCGCCTGATGCCGGCGCCGATCAACTCGACGGAGGTTAACCTGCGCCTCGAAAACTGGGACGAGGGTGTTGGCAAGCATGCCGTCACCGTCACGATCCTGACTGGCGTCGGTTACGCGACGGTCGAGACGGCCGACGCCGTGAGCAGCGAAGCGGATCCGCACGACGCGACTGTGCGCAACGTCAAGGCGACGTTCAATCTCGCCGCGCCCAGCTCGGACTTCAAGATCAAGGCGGTCGGCGCCAGCGGATCGAGCGCCCAGCGCTTCCACATCGCCGAGCGTGCAGACATCGAATTCGCCTAAGGAGGGCGCAACCATCATGGCCGTCAAGAAACCCACCGCTCCCTATGCCGACCTGGAAGACGAGCTGCAGTACAGCGTGACGCTGCTCAAACCGATCCGGATCGGGCGGAGCTGGTTGCGCCCCGGCGCGGACGTGACCCTCAAGGGCAAGGTGATCAAGGAGATGGCCGATGACATCGGTTCCGTTCAGCCGCTCGCTGGTTGATATTGCCGGCCTCCAGCCCACGGGCGACCTCGACTATACGTCGATGGTGCGGATCCTCAAGGCGATCGATGCCCGGCTGATGCCGTTGGAAAACCAGACCGGATCGCTCGATGCGGCCATTGCCGCCGTGCGCAAGGTCGGGCTCGACCGGATCAACGAAGTCCTCGTCCCGGCCATCCAGCTCGTCTTCAAGATCCAGAGCATGGGCTTCCTCGTGGCCCGTTCCGGATCCGCCGTGGCGCTGGCGGACGGCGAGGTGTTGACCCTTGTCGTCGATGAGGAGCAAGGGCGCGCCCTGTTCACGCCCGGCCCGTTCATCGCCCTGACGCGCGAGGCGAATGCCGACGACTACGCCATTGCCCGCACCGTCGACTACGATCAGACCAGCGGTGTCCTGATCTGCCAGGTGCTTTCCTTCGAGGGCGCGGCCGGGCCGCATTCGGACTGGGTGATCGGGGCGCTGGCAGCATCGACCATCGCTGGCATGACGCTGCGCAACCAGTCGGTCGCGGCTCGTGATGCGGCCTCTGGATTTGCGTCTGCTGCCGACACGGCTCGTGGCCTGGCCGTTACGGCGAAAGGGGCGGCGGAAGCCGCTGCCGGCGTGGCTGGCGGGCATGCCTCCGCCGCGAACACGTCTCGCAGCGAGGCGCTCGCCTTCCGCAACCAGGCCGAGGCATTCGCCGGGGCGGCTGCGACGTTCGATCCGTCGAATTTCTATACCAAGGCAGCGATCGACCTTGCCCTTGTTGCCGTCACTGAGGATGTCTCGGCTGAGGTCGAGGCCCGTGAGGCGGCGATCTCGACCGCCGCCGCCGAGGCACGCCGCACCGCCATCCGCATGACATTCGCGCAATAAAGGGACCATCGTCATGGCACTTAATCATGATCCCGTGTTCGCCGCCGCCGGCCGGACTGTCACTGCCGTCGCGACGGCGGCCAAGACCACCTATAACGATGCGGCCAATGCCGTTCTGCTGTGCACCGCCCATGCCACGGCCGGATCGCTGCTCAAGGCCTTGTCGGCAATGCCGCGCGCGACCGTGACGGCGAGCAAGCTGCAGCTATACATTTCGTTCGATGGCGGCACCACGCTCTGGCTGATCAGCAGCGCGGTGATGGCAGCGCACACCGTTGCCGCCACGACATCAACGCCGATCACGTTCTTTTCCGACATCACCGAAGACACCCCGATCCGCCTGCCTGCCGGCTCGTCTCTTTATGTGGCAACGGCGGTGGCGCTTGCCGGCGGCATCGTCTTCAACGGACAGGTTGAGGACCTTGCGGCATGATCGGCGGGTTTAACGGCCTTAAAGGCTTGATCCGAAGGAGAAAGGGGAAAACCATCTCAAGGCTCAACCCCGCTATCGACTATCTGCACCAGATGGCAGGCGTTGCCACATCATCTCCCTACACCTTCTCTGAAGCGAATATCGGAGACCCCTCGCCTAGAAGAGAGGTGGTTGTCGCAATTTACGGACATCGAACCTCCAACGGCTTGATCTCAACGGTGACGATTGGCGGGCAACCCGCGACCCTACATCAAATTACCGGAACCTACGCGCATTTCACCATCGCTCGCGCTACTGCTGTCGAGGGAAGCACGGCCGACGTTGTGGTCACATGGACGGGGGCATTCAATTCAATTCGGGCTGCCTTCTATCGGGTTATCACCAGCAATCCGGGTCAGGTAGAGGCCATCACCCAGTTCGGGACCACCCCCGCCATTTCGTTGGAGGCAGCAAAGGTGGCGCTTGCCGCCGTCATCAACCAGGGTGACGACAACGGACAATCCCTCTCAGGCACCACAAACCTCACAATCGATATGAGCCGGCTGAATATTGGCAGCAACCGAATTACGGAAGTTGGCCGCGTCAATGACGCGGCGGCAAGTTTCGGCGTATCTGCCGCCGTTGCCTGCACATTGCTTGGCGTAGGCTGGTCGTAAGGAGAGCGGCAATGGATTACCAACGCATCATCCTCTCGGGTCCGACCATTGATGGGCCGCCCGGTCTGCCGACTGAGTTGGTTGGCCTAGCAGATGAGAGCCTCGCCGATCTGTCGGCCGCGGCCGATCCGTGCCCGGCTGAATATGCCGGCATCGGCTACTGGCCGATCCAGCCAGCGGAGCCGACGCCGATTTATAAGGTGGCGGTGAGCCGCACCGTCGCGATGATTGCGGGCCAACCAACGTGGGTCGAGGATATTGCAGACGCGCCGTTCCGCACCCTAACGCGTAAAGAGTTGCGGTATGGTCTCCTGTCGATCGACCTCACCTCGCAGAGCATCGTTGCCGTGATCTCGGCCATCCCTGACGCTGCTGTGCGCGATGCGGCACTCATCGACTGGGAAGACACCAAGGACTACGAGCGCCACCATCCGCTCGTCGATACGCTGGCTTCCACGCTCGGCCTGCCATCCGAACAGGTCGATGCGCTCTGGCGCTGGGCGGCCGGGCCTTAGTAAGCGGAGGTGACGCGCGTCACCTCCTAACATTCCCCCTTGCGCGAGTAGCGTCCTCGAAACGGTTTCAAACTGTCTTCGAAGGGCGGCTCTTTCATGGTAGCGACGACGGACTTTGTCGGCACTCGCGTCTTTTCCAACCTTTCCGGCAATCTCGCCAAGATCGACACGCGCGACAGCACCGTCATCTCGACGGCCTGCCCGGCACCGCTCGCCGACAATGCGCGCTACCCGGTCGGTGAGCTGGCGCGGATCTCGACGAGCAATCCGGAAGATGTCACCAAGCTCGGCGCCGGCATCCTTCAGGACGCCGTCAACCAGATCGCCTCTGAGGGCATCGACTGCGACATCGCCTTCGTGCGTACGCAGCACTCCGTCAAGACCGACCCGACCGAGAAATTCGAGGAGGAGCTGAACGCCATCGTCGGCTCCGCTGGCGCGAAGACCGGCGTCTGGCGGCTCCTCAATGCCGAGAGCGACCTGAAGATCGAGCCGGGGCTGATCATGCTGCCGGGCTATGACAGCCAGCGTGTCAGCGGCGCCGCCAATCCGGCCGTCGTCGCCGCATCCTCCGTCGCGGAAAAAATCATCGACTGCATGGTGGTGGCCAATACGCCCGTGACGAGCCGCGAAGACGCCGCGGCCTATGCCGAGGATCACAAGACCCGCCTCAACGTCATTGCCATGTATCCGCAGGCGATCGTCAATCTCGGCGCCGGCAACATCACGCGCCCGCTCTCGCCCCACGTCGTCGCCGCCATCGTGCGCCGCGACAAGGAGACCGGCGGCCCCTACAAGGCAAGCTGGAACCGGGCGCTTCGCGGCATTCTCGGCACGTCTCTGCCGGTGCAGTACACCAACGGCGAGATCACGTCGGACGCCAACTACCTCGTTCAGCGCGGCGTCGGCACGGTCATCGAGGGCAACCTCCTCTGGAACCCCTTTACGACGGCGACCGATCCCACGACGATCGGCTGGCGCTCCGTCAAGCGCATCCGCACCCGTAAGGCGATCGACAAGGCGCTGCTGAAGCCATTTCGCGAGTATCTGTCCGAGGATCTCGGGCCGGCTTCCGTCTCGCTCATCTTCCGCTCGGCCGACCAGCACTTCATGGATCTCGTCACCATGGGCGCGCTGATCGACTATCGTCTCTTCTGGTCCAAGTCGATGAACCCGGCGACCTTGCTGGAAGCCGGTGCGCTTCGCGCCAAGCTCACCTTCGCCGAGACGCCGGACCTCGTCGATCTCCAGCTCTACACCGAGCCGCAGCCGGAGGCCTACGACCTCCTCGGCGAGAACATCGGCGCTGCGCTTGGCCAGCTCGGCCTTCCCAACATTTCCGTGATCGCTTGAGGACCAGGACATGAGCAAACGGCATCTCTTCGGCGGCAACTGGTACTGCGACCAGACGAATGCCTGGAACTATATCGACGAGAGCACGCTGCCGGCGCTGGAGCGCGAGATGGTGCCGATGAACATGGGCGGCAGCTATTTCGGGCTGGAAATGCCGGCCGAGTTCCGTCCGCTCACCTGCGAGCAGTCGGTCAACGGCGAGCCCGAGGCCCTGCGCCTTCATTTCGGGCGCGATCCCGGCGACTGGACCACGCTGCGCCACTATCAGCGCATGATCGATATCTTCCCGGCCAATGCCGATCCGGCCGGACAGCCCACCACGCCGACGCCCGCCAAGAGCTTCGGCCGGATTGTCTTCCTGAAGGGGCTGCTCACCTCCTATACGCCGAGCCCCGTCAAGGGTCTGAAACAGACGGGGCCGACCCGCCTGCGCTGGTCTTCGATCGTGCTCTACCACGACATCGTCAACGGCAAGACGATCCACAAATTCGACGCCCAGAACAACGTTCTGATCATCGACGGCATCAACTACTCGGCCGAGCACAACAGGCTGCTGGCCATCAACGGCTGACGAACCAGCCGTCCAGGTTGAGAGGAGAAAACCTTGGCGAAAGTTACGATCGAGACCCCGAACTCCGCCGATCCGGCCGACGTGATGACGGAAGAGATATTCGTGCCGGATACCTTGCCTCCCGGCGAGAGCGACACGGCGCCCGGCGGGCAGGCTACTACGGCACGCCCGGCGCTGAAACCGCGCGAGGTTGAGATGCTGGATTTCGAGATCGAGGGCGAGGTGGAGCTGTTCCACAAGGTTCCGCTCAAGCATCCGTTCCGCCGCAATGGCGACATCGTGCGCGCCATCTTCATCCGGCGTCTGACCGTCGCTGAGGTCGGCGACCTCATCGACGCGCGGCCCGCCGACCTGCCCGACCTCTTCGACATCTACGCCATCATGGCTGGTCATCCCGCCCCTGTGCTGCGCGGCCTGGTCGATATCGACGGCGAGGCGGTGGCGGAGGTCTGCTACGATTTTTTGCCCCGCTACTTCCGGCCGCGCACGACGGCCCCCGACGTATCGTCATCGAGCTTGCCCGATGGCGCAGCTTCATAGGGCGCATCGCGGCCGTCCTCTCGACGCCGCTGCCGGCCGTGCTGGCCATGCCCTGGGACAAGGCGCTCCTTTGGTATCCGGAAGCCTCGGCCATTTATAAAGAGACCTGGGAGCGCCACAAATGACCGACATGGACGTCTCCCTTCGCCTTCGTCTCGTCAATCAGCTTTCCCGCCCGGCAGAAGAGGCCGAGCGTGACCTCAAGGACCTGAAGAAAGCCGCCGAGCAGCTCGGCCGCACGCAAGGCGGCGACGGCCTGGCGCGCGGTCTTGCCGATGTCGGCAGGAAGGCCGAGGCGGCAAAGGCCGGGATCAAGGATATCAGCCGGGAGGCCGACCAGGCGCGGCAGGCCATCAGCCGCGTCGACAATGGCGCCTTCGACGGCCTGAAGACGGATGCGAAAGCCGCATCGACGGCTATCGGCAATATCGGCCAAGAGGCGCAGCAGGTCCGCGCCAAGCTCGGCCGAATGGATGATCGGGCGTTTGCGGGCCTGAAATCCGACGCCAAGGCGGCAGAGCGCGCGGTCGAGCAGATCGGCCGCGCCGCCGACAATTCCGGAAGGAAGCTCCGGCAGCTCCAGGTGCAGGGCCGTGGCGCAGTCGGGGCTTATGGCCCATCGCATGGCCGGCCAGGCGGCGCGCTCGGCCAGACGGCCAGCGCTGCATTCGATCGCCTCGGCGGCGACGCCTTCATACCGCTGGGCGCCGGCGCAGCCTATATGGCCGGCGGGGCAATTGCATCCGGCGCCGTCCTTGCCGGCGCGGCGGTCAAGGCGGCGGCCAGCGACGAGTTCACCTCCGACCAGCTGATGGTTCTTGGCGGCTACAACACCGACGAACAGGCCCGTTACGATAAGCTCCTGTCAGCCATCGGCGCGCGCCGAGGCATCGGTACTCAGGGCGCGATGGGCGTATTCGGCGGGCTCATGGCAGGCGGTCTTTCCGCCAACGACGCTGGCGCGATGACGGACAACGCCGTCGTCTTCGCCAAGGCCACACAGGCCGATGTCGGCGATGCCGCCGCCACGACGATTGCGCTGCGCAACAATCTCGGTATCCGCGCCGAGGACATGATGAGCGCCTACGACGCCATGGCGCTGGGCGGCAAGGAGGGCCAGTTCGAAGTTCCTGACATGGCGCGCAACTTTCCATCTCTCGCCGCCAAGATGGCGGCAGTTGGTGAAAGCGGCTTGCAGGGCGTCAAAGGGCTTGTCGCCATGGCGCAGGCCATCCGCTCGACTGCCGGCACAAGTGATGAGGCCGCGACGAACTTCGAAAACATGCTGGACAAGTTCACGGCGCCCGACTTTGTCGATGGCGCCAAGGAGATCGGCATCAACGTCGAGAAGACCTTCAAGAAGGCGAAGGAGGAAGGCGTCTCGCCCGTTCTCGCGCTCATCGAGGAGCTTGGCAGGAAGGTGGGCAGCAATCCCTTCAAGCTGGCGGAGCTGCTCCCCGACCGGCAGGCCCGTGCAGGCGTTCAAGCCGTTCTCAATGACCTGAAGGGGGTCAGGCGGCAGATCGAGAACATGGGCGGGTCGAAGGGCACGGTGCTCGATGACTATGCCAAAGCGACGGACAACTTTTCGTCGGCCTTCAGCCGCCTTTCGGCAAATGTTGCGGAGAAGGCGAAGTATCTCGGCTCCACTGTTCTCCCATCGCTCACCGAGGCGATGAACAAGCTCTCGAAGTCCTTCGAGGACATTGACGCGCGTGTCGCTGCGGTTTCCGGTGAAGATCAGGCTCTCGTGGACAGCAGCCGCGACGAGTTCATAGAGCGGTATCGAAAAATCAATCCGAATGCCGGGCCGATGGACATCGGCTATTTTTACGAGCAGGCGCTGACGAAGAAGGGGCGCGGCGAAATCCCGTCCATAATGGCATTCCTCGATGAGATGGAAAACCAGCAGCGGACGCGGAAGATCTATGCGGACGGGACAGCAAAAACCTCCACCGGCCGCCACACCCAGCCGTTCATAGGCATAAGCACAGGTGAAGTGCCGCTTCCGAACTGGCGCGAGGACAATCTGCCGGCGGAACCCGGCTCGGCCCGATGGCTCAAAGAGCGCTACGGTCAGGGCACCGGCCGCGAGCATGTCCCTTCAGCGATCACCGCCGTAGGAAATACCGTCTATGAGCGCGATGGCGGCATAAGCCTGCGTCCTGAACAGAAGAACACCGTTCTCGACCAGATCATCAGCAACGTCGAGCTGGAGGGTGGCGAGGAAGCCAAAGAAGAGGCTGACAGCATCGCGGACTACATCAAGTCCATCCTCGGCTTCACGGTTTCGCCCACGATCAAGCCCACGTTCATATCGCCGGACGGCGGGAAAGGCGGCTCGGTTCCCGCCGGCGGCGGAACCGGTCAGCAGTCGTCGGTCCAGAACAGCAGCTCCAACGTCAAGCTGACACAGAACATCTCCTCACCGAACAGCCGCGTTGCCGCCATCCGCTCCCAGCGTGAGGCCAACCGCAGTGTCCGCATGGCGCAGTCCCGCGCCCTCGGCGATATCGGCCCGAGGACGGCATGAGCGTCTTTTCTCCAGTCGATCCGCTCATCTCCATAGGCGGCGCCGTGCTCTACACGATCGGCGGGCTCAACCCGCAGCGCATCACCCATGCTTCCGAGGCCCGCTTCCCGGCCCATGCCATTCCTGATGGCCTTGCCTATCAGAAGACCGGCCTTGGCGAGCGGTCGAAGACGATCGAGGCGCGCACCATGCCGCACGTCATGGGCGGCATGGACGCCTTTGCGTTGCTGGAACTGCACCATGCCCGACAGGACACCGTGCCCTTCATCCGCATGTCGAAGAACTTCCTCGGCCTTTCGGACGGGTACTGTGTCATCCAGGCTCTCGAATACGACGAGGACAAGCTCCATCCCTACGATGGCGTCGGCCGCGTCATCGATGTGACGCTCGGTCTGTTGATGCTCACCGCGCCGTCCGTCCTCTCGCTCGCCGGTCTCTATCGAGGTGGAAGATGAAGGCTATCGTCAAGGATCGCGGCGAGCGCATCGACCGCATCGCCCGCGCCACGCTCGGCACGGAAGGAAGCAAGGCGACGGAGGCCCTGCTTGCTGCCAATCCCGGCCTCTCGGAAAAGATGGTGAAGGCGCTCGACGGCAACATCCCCGCCGGAAGCGGGATCGATGTGCCTGACACGTTCTCCCCGCCGGCGCCGGCCGGCATTGTGCTTGCCTGGGAGTGATCATGCGGCGCCCTATCGTGCAAATCATCGGGCAAAGCGGAAAGGACCTGATCCCCGGATGGGGGCCTGCACTCATCTCCGTCAGTTGGACCGATGTCGATGGCGGTGACAGCGACGAGCTGAACATCACCTATTCCGTCCGCGCGCCCTTCCAGGACAGCCCGGCAGAGGGAACGCGCTATAGACTGCTTTATGGCTGGGACGTGTCCGGACTGCGCGACGGCGGCGTCTACACCTATCAGTCGGACACGCTGGAAGGCGACCCAGAGAGCGGCTACACCCTGACCATCACGGCGCGCGCGAGCGACTTCGTCGATGCGGACAAGACCGTCGATAGCGAGCACTTCGAGGACACGACGGTAGGCGAGATCATCCGCCAAGTGGCTGGCAAGGCAGGACGTCAGGCAACCGTCGATCCGTCGATCGCCAACATCAAGGTTCCGTACCGGCTCCGGTGGAAGCAATCTTCGCTGGGTTTCGCCAAGGAACTGGCCGAGGAGTTCGGCGGCACGCTGAAGCCGGCCAATGGAAGCTGGCTCGTGCCGATGCGCAATGCCGGCACCACGGCAGTCGGCATTGTCATGCCGACTATTGTCATCCCGTACCGCGAAAACCAGAACTTCAGCATCACCAGCGAGGCGCGCGGCAAATACAAGGACATCGGCGCCGGCTTCTTCGATGTTTCGAGGGGCGTTCAAGAGATGTTTGAAGGAACCTCGATCGGCAGCGCCGCGCGGTTCCTCAACCTGCATCCTGCCCGCACGAAGGAAGAAGCCGAGCATGCCGGCAAGGCCCAGGGCGCCGAGCAGGCACGCGGCACGGTCTCGGGCTCCTTCGAGGCGGCTGGGTCGATCACAGCCATGGCCGGCGCGCCGGTCAAGCTGATCGGCTTCGGGGCCAGCCGTGACGCCGCGGACCTGGTCGCTGCGTCGATCGAGCATACCGTCAGCTTCGAGGAGGATGGCGGGTGGCTGATGATGGTTGAGGTTGAGAACCGGCAGCGCAAATCATAGCGGCCGAGAAGCTTGTTCTTTGACATTGCCAGAAAGCTACGACTCGTGCTCCCTTTGCGGTGGGGCGAGGAGAGCGATGGACAGCGTCGAAGAGTGGTGGCGGCAAGTTGAGAACAAGAGGCGGGCCGCTGCAACCCTTAGGGACAAGCGTCGCCTTTGCCGCGAATGCTACCATCTCTGCGGTGTGGCCGTTGAGTTCGCACTCAAGGCAGCGATAATGAAAAGCGGCAGGTTCAATAGGTGGCCTAGCCGAGAAGCGCGCCCTGATCTCCACACTCACAATCTCCGCATCCTCTTTGGTATGCTAGGTGTAAGCCACAATGGCCTGCCCCCTGAATTGCGGACAAACCTGCGAACTGTGTTAAACTGGTCGCGTGCCGCCGAGTACGCGGAAGGGAAGATGCCGCGCAAAGAAGTTATCCAGTTTTACAACGCGGCCTTTGGACCGAACGGTGTGGTTGAATGGCTCAAGAGCTTGTAGACGAAGCGAGATATCAAGCAGGACAGCGTTATGTCGATGCACTTGAGAGGCTCGGCTTTTCGGTGGACTACGCTTTGTGGACCATCCCCAAGGGGGGCAACGGTCATCTTGACGTGCAGCTGTGCATCGTTTCCCGCCTGATAGAGGCTGCTGGCACAAAGACCATCTACGATCTTTTGTTCAAGGCCTATGACCGCGCCGGAACACCACAGGACATTGATCCCTGGATTGTCTCGCTCTACGGTTCAGGGACGAAGTTTGCGCGCCATCTGACTACCCTGCACGAGATGGAGGATACGGCCTATCTCACCGTCATGACCGAGCACGGGCCCAAGAAGCAGCCTGTCACGACTTGGATAGAGGTCGTAGACAGGTTCACGCGACCGGCCTGGATCTACAAGTTGGGACACTTCGAAGAACGACCGCGCGATGACAAATGGGCCTTCGAGCGCTTCAGGCGAAATGTTGAAGCGCTGGCGGCTTGACCGCCCAGCGTGAACTGGGCGGCTGCTCTTTGACATTGTGGACCGTCCATCAGATGTCGGTATCGAACGTATACTGGCTCAGCCGGTCGGCGACGATCCGGCCCGCGTTCTTTCTCGGATGCACATAGACCCCCAGGAACACCGCCGAGCTTCTCCACCGCCCCGCGTGCATCACGGTCTTGATGTCGAGACCGAGATCGAGCGAGTTAGTGGCGAAGGAATGGCGCCCGCAGGCATGGCTGGACTTGTAGCTGATGCCAGCGCGCTCGCAGACAGAGCGGATGCGGGCATTGACGCTTTGGCGGCAGGCATATCGGAACACGCGCTCTTCCGGCCGTGCGCCTTGATGGAGCTGCGTGAGCCGATTGATGACCTCGTCGGTCAGCGTCCTGGGCGAATTGCGCTCGGTCTTCGTCTTCAGAAGCAACGCACTGCGATGGGCGAAATCCACTTCACTCCAGCGCAGGTTGATCGCTTCCGACACCCGCGCCCCCGTCGTCGCCATGAAGATGACGAGGCACGCAAGGTGCTCCAGGCCGTCCTTATGGCATTGCCGGGCGAAGGCGTGGATCCATGCCTGTGAGGCCGGCTTCTTCCGTCGTGGGGCGTCCTCCTTGAACCTCCGGAGGCGGAGGAGGTTGCACCATCCTCGTTCATAGGCATGGATCATGACGGCACGAGCGGGAGCGAGGGCCTGCCGGTTACGTGTCGCACCGGCGTGATCCGGGTACAGAGACATAGCCATCTCGCGAATATCGAAGGGAAAGATCGTCGCAAGCGTACGATCGCCGAAGTAGGCCACGACGCGTTTCAGGTAGCGGCCCTCACCGCCATGGTGGACATAGCTCTGCGCTGCCTCGGCGAACGTCCTTTCCGCCGGCAAGATCTGCTGGTTGCTCTGCGTAATGGTTTGGGCATTGCGGGCGCTGAGCGCGGGCAATAAAATGCCATCAGCCATCTGACACCTCCTAAGTGTTGGCTTGGTTAGAGCGCGTCGTCCGGCTGCAACCGGCGGCGTGCTCGATGAGCCTAGCCACTCATGCGAGAGGCTCAAATGGAAGCTGGCATTAAGGTTAAGCTCGATGGCCCTTCAAAGGGGCTTTGATTCGTCTTCGAACCTACTTTTTGACACCACGTCCGGAATTTCAGAAATTCCGATTTCTCGTGTCAAAATTCCGAAAATTCGCGGCGAGCTACACCGGCGAGGGAACGAAGGTGCGCGGATCCTCGGCATTGATGCGGCACTCGATGGCATGGCCGGAGAAGACGATGTCTTCCTG